GGTCATCAAGCGCTGGGTGTGCACCTACGGCGCCACGCTGCACTGACATGGCCCGGTACGGCAAGGATCACCAAGCCCTGCGTAAGGCATGGGCGCCCAAGGTCGAAGCCGGAGGGGTCATCTGCTGGCGGTGCCACAAGCCCATCCAGCCCGGCACACCGTGGGACCTAGGGCACGGCGACGGGGCGGAGCGAGAGCAGCACAAAGGCCCCGAACACCGAGGCAAGTGCAACCGAGCCACCGCAACACACATGGCCGCACGTAGGCAGCGACCGACACCACCTCACCCCGGAAGGATCGGAGACTGACCATGAGCTACGTCATCGGAGACCCGCGCAAGGCAGGCGAAGAGGGACCGGCAGGAGACCAGCGCCCCGCAGGGCAAGAGGGTCCGGCCGGCGACACGCGACCAGCAGGTCAGAAGTCAGCACCCAAGGCTGCCGTCGAGGCAGCTGAGGACACCAAGGCCAACGACAAGGCCAACGACAAGGGCTCGACGAAGAAGGCGACGACCAAGTCGAACCGCTCGAGCTGACTTCCGAGGTGGGGGTAGACCCCATCGGCCCGCACGACGGAAAACCGCGGGAATAGCAGCTCCGGTCATGCATGCACTGCTTCTGTGTTTTTCGCCCCAGGAGGGCGGGACCACTGACGCCCCAGGAGGGCACGATGTCGACCAAGCTACCGACCCCGAAAGGCCTTGAGAAGGCCGGCGCCGCGCTGTGGCGTGACGTGATCGGCAAGTATGAGCTCCGAGCGGATGAGCAGCGGATCCTCGAGGATGCCTGCCGTGAGCGTGACCTACTCACGCGGTTGGAGACGGGGCTTGCCAGTGCGGACCTGATCGTCCGCGGGTCGCAGGGGCAGGACGTCATCAACCCGATCGTGTCGGAGCTTCGTCAGCACCGCTCGACGTTCGCGACGCTGATGCGCCAACTCAAACTGCCTGACGCGGGCGGTTCATCGGGTGACAGCGGCGGCGAGCTCTCAGCGAAGAACCGGGCCGCCGCTCAGGCGCGTTGGTCCACTCGTGGCGCGTAGCCTCGCCGCGGTTGCCACGCCGGCCGACGCCCAGGAGCGCGAGATCATCGCGTGGTACGAGGACCTGCTTGAGCGGACGACGCCGCCGGTTGGCCTTGCTTGGGAGCCGGTGAAGATCGGCCCGACGTGGCAATGGGCTGACTCTGGCTGGCTGCTCCCGGCCCGGACGTTGGGGTGGGGCGTGCTCGCCTGGTGCGGGATGTGGCTCCAGGATGGCAAGGGCCACCCGTGGCAGTTCACGGCCGAGCAGACGCGCTTCGTCCTGTGGTTCTACGCGCTCGACGAGGCTGGGGACTTCCTTTACCACTCGGCAGTGCTGCAGCGGCTCAAAGGATGGGGCAAGGATCCGCTCCTGGCCTGCCTGTCGGCCGCGTCGTGTTTCGCTGACGTGTCGTTCGACCGATGGGATGGCGACCGTCCGGTCGGGCGCGAGGAGCCCAACGCCTACGTGCAACTGGTAGCCGTCTCGCTGGATCAGGCGAAGCGGAACACGATGACGCTCTTCCCGTCGCTGATCTCACCGGAGGCCCGGCGGCACTATGGCATTCAGGTCGGCAAAGAGGACGTGTGGGGCCTTGGCGACACGCGACACATCCAAGCCGTCGCGTCGTCGGTCATGGCGATCGAGGGACCGCGCCCGACGCTGGTTGGGCGCAACGAGACGCAGAACTGGAACGCGAGCAACGGCGGGCACGACCTGGCCGGAGCCATCGAGGGCAACGTCGCCAAGTCGCCCGGTGCAGCTGCTCGGATCCTCGACGTTTGCAACGCCTACCGGCCCGGCGAGGACTCCGTCGCGGAGCGGACCCGTGAGGGTTGGGAGGCGACGCAGGGCGACGACCCGCGGGCCATGGAGTACGGCCTGCTGTACGACTCGCTCGAGGCTCCCCCAGACGCGCCGCTGACGCCAGATGATGCGCCCGACGTCGTGCAGTCGATCGCAGGCGATGCTTCGTGGCTCGACACCCGCCCGAGCGGCCGGATCGTGAAGAGCATCCTCAACCCGTCCAACTCAGCCAGCGAGTCGCGCCGCAAGTGGTACAACCAGATCACGGCGACCGAGGACGCCTGGATGGATCCGCAGGAGTTCGACGCCTGCAAGGCGGGCGAAGCGGTCGAGGTACTGCAGCCGGGCCAACGGATCTTCCTCTTCTTCGATGGGTCCAAGTCGGATGACGCCACGGCGGTGATCGGGTGCCGTGAGTCTGACGGTCATGTGTTCACGGTGGGCGTGTGGCAGAAGCCGCCCCGCTCCCGCAAAGAGTGGACCGTCGACCGGGACGCCGTCGACCGGCGCGTGCGCGACTGGCTGGATGAGCACAAGGTCGTCGGACTGTGGGGTGACCCTTCCGACGCCCGCGACGACGAGACCGGAGAGCGGTTCTGGGAACCGATCCTCGACGGCTGGGCCAAGGATTACGGCGCTTCATTCGAGCTCCATGCGGTCAAGTCCGGGCCTCGCAAGCACGCCGTCATCTGGGACATGCGCAACCCGGCCAACGTCCAGACCTTCACCGAACACGCCGAGCGATTCACGTCCGACGTGGCCGATGGCCGCCTGACGCACGACGGCGGGGCCCTGCTCGTGCAGCACGTCCGCAACGCGCGACGTCGCCCGAACAAGTGGGGCATCTCGCTGGGCAAGGAGCACCGCGAGTCGCCCCGGAAGGTAGACGCCGCCGTGTGCGCGGTCGGAGCCCGAATGATGCGCCACATTGCCGCGCAGACCGAGACGAAGAAGCAACGATCAGGGAAGGTCTGGTGACACGATGCCGCTGAGCCAGGCCGACGTGATCGAGCTCTTCAAGGACCGGCTGCTGCCGCTCTTCGTCAACGAGTCCGCTCGGGTCGAGGCGCTCGACCTGTGGATCCGCGGCAACGGTGCGGACATCAAACTCCCGCGGAAGGCCAACGCCGAGCATCGCGGGCTGGCCGACATCGCCCGGACGCCGCTGCTGCCGCTCGTGGTCACGAACACCGCTCAGGCGCTCTTCGCCGACGGCTACAAGACGCCCGACGCCGCTGCGGACGCGGCCGGCTGGGTGACGTGGCAGGCGAACGACATGGACATGCGCCAGGCGGCACTGCACCGCTCAGCCCTCGGCCACGGCCTCGCCTACGCCACGGTCCTTCCCGGCATGGACGCCGAGGGCCCCCGATCGGTAATTCGTGGCGTCTCGGCGCGGAAGATGATCGCGGTTTATCAGGACCCGGCCGAGGACGACTGGCCGGTCTACGCGATGCGTCGCGAGCCGACCGGGAACCGCTACCTGTGGCGGATCCTCGACGACGAGGTCGTCTACTTCATCAGCACCCGCAACGACCACACCGAGGCCGAGTTCGTCGAGTGGCGCGATCATGGCGCGGGCGTGTGCCCGGTCGTGCGTTACGCCAACCAGCTCGACCTCGACGGCAATGCCGACTCTGACATCGACCAGCTGATCCCGCTCGCGGAGCGGTTCAACAAGACGGTCTATGACCGGCTGCTGGTGCAGCACTTCAACTCGTGGAAGGTCCGCACGATCGCGGGCCTGCAGGAGTTCGCCGAGGACGAGGCGACCGCCGAGCGCAAGAAGATCAAGCTGGCGCAGGACGACATCCTCGTCGCTGAGGACCCCGACACGAAGTTCGGCACGCTCGACGAGACACCCATGGACGGGTTCATCAAGGCCGAGCAGGAGGAGCTGGACACGCTCTCTGCGGTCGCCCAGGTGCCCTCGACGGCGCTCTCGGGCAAGGTGGCGAACCTGTCCGCGGACGCGATCGCCGAACTGCGGGCGGGCCTGTCGCAGAAGGTGTTCGAGCGGCAGATGTCCTTCGGGAAGTCGCACGCTCAGGCGCTGCGGCTGGCGTACCGGCTCGAGACGGGCGAGGAGCCGGACGTGTCGGCGCGGATGACGTGGCGCGACATGCAGCCGCGGACGATGGCGCAGACGGTCGACGCGCTCGGCAAGGCCGCGACGATGCTCGGCGTGCCCCCGCAGGCCGTGTGGCACCTGATCCCCGGAGTGTCCAAGTCCGACGTGGACGACTGGAAGGCCGAGGCGCAGACGCAGCAGGCCCGCGACGCGCGCCAGGCCATCGCTCAGGCCGCCGCAGCGGCTCGGGCCAACGGGACTGTGGCAGGGCTGAACGGTGCCGTCACAAGCGCTGGTTGACGCCCACCGGCAAGAGGTCTCCGACGTCGTCGCGGTCGCCCAGGCGGACCTCGCCGAGACGTGGTCGTCACTGCCGCTGGATGACGCCACGGCCGCCGAACGCGCGTCCGCG